AGAGAGTGTGTTATCATCAACCTTTTTAAGCTCCATACCAGCCATTTTAGCTACCAGAGCTGTTGCTAGTTGTTCATCAGTAATCATTTTACGAAACCGCTCCTTTATTGTTTTGAGCAAATTCCACAAATTTGTAAAACTCAGCTCTTGAATTATCTTTTTCATCTAAGAAAGATCCAGACATTCTAGCAGTACGCATAGTACTATCATGTTTGATACCACGATTTGAACAGCACGTATGATTAGCTTCAATCAATACAGCTACTCCTTTGTTTTTTTCACAGACTACATCAATATACTGATGAATCTGCATAGTAAGATTTTCCTGAACTTGAGGTCTACGGGAAAACCAATCAACAATACGATTAAGTTTCGAAAGACCAATTACCTTACCGGTCTTCGATGGAATATAAGCAACGTGAGCTACACCCATAAACGGTGCATGATGGTGAGAGCACATTGAAACAACTTTGATATTATTTTGACAGACCATACCATCATAACCATCGACATTATCAAATGCTGTTACTTTAGGTGGTTCAGTGTAGCATCCCATTGCTAAGTCGGTAACAAATGCCTTAGCCACACGACGAGGTGTATCAGCACTGTTAGGGTCGTTACGCCAATCAAAGCCTAGAGCATCTAAATATTGTTCATATGCCTGAGCTCCCTTTGATATTAATTCTTCTATTTCTTCTGGTGTATGAATTATATTGTGATTAGCGTATTGGAGTTTCTTTTTACTTCTTAACATAAATTAGAGTGAAGCTAGGAGTTCCTTGAGTTTAGCATCAGTATCGTCAACAGCTGGCTTTTCTTCAGTTTTAGGCTTCTCTTCAACTTCCTTAGAAGAAGACTCCTTAATACCAGCAAAGATACTATTCAAAGCTTCATCTTTCTTAGAAGCAGCCGGTTTAGAAACCGGAACATCATCTTCATCTTCTTCTAGATTAGTAACATCTTGAATACAGAAGAAGTGTTGGTCAAGCATACGCTGAAGTTCAGCATAAGTCTTAGGTTTATTAAATTTACTAAGATCATGAGCTGCTTCATAGATAGCATCAAGTTTCTTAGCATCAATACCTTCTAACTTAGAAGGTGAAGTAAACTTCGAAGCCGAGTAAGTAACAAAGGCTCGACTACCACCCATACCAGTACGGGATTCACATTTGATCTTGAGGGAACAGCCTTCTGCAACGTCGAAGATTCTAACACCGAATTCATCAGCATCGTCTCCGTCAATAGCTGAATTAATAATCTTAGCTAACTCTTTACCATAACGAATGACTTTAACTTTGCCTTCGTTCTCTGGATTAGTAGGATCAGTAATGACGTAGGCATTAACAAACCAGTTCTCTTTACGAGTGATAGGTTTAATCTTCTCTTTCTCTTCAGCAGAGCCTGTATTATAAGTCTTAAGAACGAGCTGATCAACCGGGCACTGCTCTCCATAAGTTGAAGGACAGAGAGTGGTAACAAACTGGCCGGTGCAAAGACTGTTCCAAGAGTGATGATAATAATGATACATCGTTGATTTAGGATCGGTAACATTAGGTACCAAACGGACGACGTAAGTCTTACCAGGTTCAAATTTCATGATCTCTTTGTAAGAAGAATCTTTCTTCTCAGTCAAAGAGGCCTTAATTTCATTAAACATATTTTTCGTGAATGTCATAGTGTTATTATTATGGTTGATATTTTGCAGAGTTCAAGTTTTTATCTACAAAAAGTTTTAAGCGAACAAAAGCTTTTTCAAGAAAGGGTCTTAATTCTTTAGAATTCATATATCGCGTCCGGTATTCGAGAAAATTAGTTCCAAAGCGTCCAAGAAGTATTTCTCTTTCGTCTTTAGGCATCTCTTGTATTGTATGAAAGATATTAGGAAATTCCATTAAAACATAAGGATTAATTTTATTGTGTTTAATATGGTAAGTCCAAATTGGTTCAATACTCTTTTCTTTAAAGTAAACGTAATCGTGAAGCTGAATGTTGTTCTGTAAGCAGTACCGGACGAGAAAAGCTAGAGAGTCTTTAACATCTTGTATTTGGGTATCAGGCGATTCTTGTAAAAGTTGTTGCTTAAAAATAGTATAGGTTTTTATTGCTCTAGGTGAAGCAAAATAGGAAAGATCAAAGTACTGAACATCTTTATAGAGTTTATAAGGAGCTATAAAATAGGTATCCATATTAACATCTGGATATTTTAAAAAGAATATAGCAAGACGCTTAATGTGAATATATTTGGGATCGTTTTGGAAGTTAGTAAAGTCTTGTTTTAACTTAAAAGCTTTACCTCGAAGAGAACGAGATACTGCCAAGTGTTTATTATAAATGCGACGTTCTAAATCAGTAATCACTTTGCTATCGATTTCTTAAACAACCGTTTGGTGTTTTTCGATTTTAATAGCGGGGGATATAATTGCAACAGGCCAAGTAAAGCCTCGTGCACACTGTCTGAATGAGTAACTTCTACAAACAAGTCTCTTATTTCTTTGTTCTCTAAAATACATACAAATATAGCTGCTGGATTTAATCTTTTATTATGAATGATAGATAAGAAAGATCCAAATTTAAACACACCAAGAATATATTCTTTGGTGCAAACTTGACTTAAAGGATTTGTTCTTGCATTAAAGTCATTAAGGACTTTTTCGTTAAACATTTGTATGTAGAGTATTTACTACATACTATTCCATTAATCAAGGTTCCGGATCCTTTTTTTCTTCTGTTAACTTCGTAAGAGTGTTTTCAGCTTCTTGTACAGCTTGCTGAGTATTTTCTTGAGCGAAGTGATCAGGATTAACTTCAGTAAGTGTTAGCGTTTCGTACTTGACTTTGAAGGTACAGTGACCGTAATTAACACCGAACCGGTTTTTCTGCATACCAAGGTGAATGAGTCCAAGTTCTTTGTCTTCTTCTTCCTGCCAAAGAGAGCAAATAACGTCACAAGTGGCAGCAAGGCCAATACTTTCAGAAATGCCTTCCATCCCGGGTGATGCTGTGTTGAATGCTCCACGATTTAACTGCGATGCCGTAACAAACGGTATACCATATTTAAAGGAAAGAGCTCTTAATTGTTCAGCAATTTCTTTAATCTCAGCATAAGAATTTAAATTTTTCGTAGTAGGTTTAAGAAGGTTAATATAATCAATAATCACCACTTCGGGTACAAAGCCTTTATGTTTCAATTTACCGATATATCCATCGATGTGACGAACAGTAATAGTCTTTGGTGCATACTCTTTAACAATAAGTTTTGAATCTAACTGTTTACTTAAATGACCTATCTGCTGTTTAAGTTCATCAGTATATATTTTAAGGTCATTATGTGGGATTTGAGTGAGCTGGGTACTAATACGCTTTGAGTACATAAACTCAGACATCTCAAGAGAAATGAGCAAAGTATTCTTACCCTTCATTACCATATTAGTAGCCAAATTACCTAAAAAGATACTCTTACCGACGTTCACTTGACCGACAAGACAAGTTAGAGTTTTAGGGAATAAACCGCCTTCGAGTCTCTCATCTAAGAACTTCCATCCTGTAGGAATTGGGTTATAAATCTTTGTAAGCTCTTTAATATGTTCGTCAATATCTTCAAAATACCAAGAACCAATATCCTCCGATAAAGTTATATTATAAGCCTTTTCAAACTCTTTAAGAGTTTCAGCTGGATCGGTTTTACCTTGAGCGTACTTCTCAGCTGTCTCAACAATAGTTTTATACAAACATCTCTCTTGCAAAAACCTCTCAGTATTATTGATTAGCTCTTCTTTATTAAATTTAGTATCGAGCTCTTTAAACTTTATAGCTACTTCGTTAAAAGCTTTCTTTTCTTCTTCAGTAGTTAAACGTGCCTTAAGTTCGGTAGTAGTAGGACAAAGACCTCTCTCATTAAAAAAAGAAACAATAGACTTAAAAATAGTCTTAATGTTCTTATCACTAAAGTACTCCGGATCGGTGTACTCAATAATCGACGAGAGATACTCTTGACTCAGTAAAGAGTTAAAGAGGATTATATTCTCGTAATAGTCAAGATCGAGCTTAGAAGACATCAATCAATATTATCGACTTCTGCCTCGATATCAACTGACGCTTCACCGCCACCGTAACAAAGTTTATCTTGAAGAACTTCTTCGAGTTTAGGCATGACCTTAGACCAGAATTCTGGATTCTTTTCCAGATCTTTTCTATATCCAAGCGACTCCCCATTAAACATTACCGTACGACCTGGTTTTTCAATAACTTGAAAAGCTTCAGCAATTTCAAATAGACCGGCATGTTTATCTAGGCCTGATTTAAAATTAAGATAAAGTTCAGTCTTAAGATAGTTAGGTACAAAGCGGTTCTTAATCGTAAGAGCTCCTAACGTAACACCGGAAATGTTATGAGCAATAGCAATTGACTGCTCATTAGGGTTATCAGAAACCTTTTCATTCTTGGTACTCAATTGAACAAGTACTGAGGCGAGATAAATCGGTCCCTTACCACCGGATTGGGTTTTAACCAGAGTTGGAAACATTTCCATTGAATCATAAACGTGGTTAGAGAAAAGAATAGGTACTTTAGCTTTAGCAGCCTTATAAGTCAGTA